TTATCCGGGTTGCCGTCCGCGTCTAACAGCTGCACATCTACCGCATAACGAGGACGGAACGGATCGGAGAAATTGCCGCTTTTGACCGCTTCAACGGGATTCATGACGCGGGCGAATTTGGGTAAGTGCATCCCGGATGCCAGCTCCGGATAATGGCTTTCAATCTGGCGCTGCACGGGCGTTTTCTGGAGTGCCTGACCCGTTGAGCGGTTGCGCGGCGTCCAGGTCACAGCCATGGTGTCATTTTGCAGGTGGACCTTTGTCACCCTCTCCCCGTTCAGATCCACGCCGGGGCGCAGACTCTGTACCAGGGGAAGCGTCATGGAGTTCCCGCCAGCCGCCCCTTGGTTAAATTCATGGGGGATCTCAATCGGGCGATCAGCAAACAGGGCTTTTTCCGCGCCGCCTACATATACCCCGCCGTCCGGCAGCTGGTACCAGAAGTAATCCGTAATGCCAAAAGCTTTACCCAGATTATCCAGCAACTGATAACCCGTACCACTATGGGTAAAGTGTGGGATCGGACGGTCTGAATACTCTGCATCCGGTACACTGATTGTCAGCCCGCTATGCTCCGTCAACCAGCTGGCTACATCGCGCAGCGTAGGATGCTGGAACGAGCATGGCCACAGACGTTCAAACACGCCGACCAGCTCACGAACAAATAACCGCTGGAAACCATTTTCGGCAGGTTGCGAGCGCTCCACATACCCGGTGAACCAGCGCAAAACCAGATCGGTATAACCCACATCGAGACGCACCAGTTTGCCTGTGTAGTCCTGCGTTGTTCCGGCAGTAATAAACCCCCGGCCGCAGCTGTTCAGCTCCAGAACCAGGCTGGCATCAGCCAGGTGGATTTCATCCGTTGAAAGGTACAGGCGTTTAATCGGCTTCATTTTTTATCCCAGCGCATCATTTACGGGCTTGAGTACCTTGCGTTCAAACCACGTCAGTTTTTCTTCATCCTCGCCAGCTTCCTGGCTTCCGTTCTGGCCGCTGCCACCTCCTGGCGTTTGTTTCACGGCTTTGTTTTTGCCGCTTGCCCTGGCCTCACGTTTTTCCTGCACGCTGATATGCTCGGTTAACGTGAACGTAACCAGCCAGGACATGCGCCCGTCCTGCGGCGGCGCGTCCAGGGTTCCGGTAAATGTCGCCTCACGAAAATTCACAGCCCGCGCCGCCTCATGCGCAACGCGGTATTTCTGGCGCTGGCCGCTGGCATCCGTCGCGCTGCCCAGCTCAAAGATACGGCGCAGGATCTCCGGATTTTTATACGGAATTTCACCAGATACGCGCAGCTCTTTGCCTTTGATACCCTGCTCTGATTTAGTCGTGGCACTCGTCTGGCCGGACTGGTCTTTGTCCTGAAATTGCTGGGAAACCGTAACGCGCATGTTTTTCAGCAGTATGGCTTCACCGTTAAGCGCCAGTGTCGGGTTCGATGTCATGGATCATTCCTTTTATGCCGTCGAGATTGTCGCCAACCAGCATCATGGCGGCGGTATACACTGAGGACTGAAGCGGAATCCCTTTTACCAGCTCCAGAAGCGTGGACGGCAGATCGCCACTGGCGGTAAATACCCATGCCCTGGCGCTTTTTCCCTGTAATTCCGTCAACCCGCTGGCAATTTCAGAAATCAGGCTTTCACGCTGCTGTGTGAAATCCTCCATCAGTTTTTTTACTCCAGTTAAATCCGCAACGGCAGCAGCTTCCTGCTGGGCTTTCTTCACCGCAGCCGCTGCCAGTGCGGTGCGACTTGTGGGCACTGAAAGCGGGATCGCTGCGGGCAAACTCTGACTATATTTTGCCGGGATTTGCATCTTCTCAGCTGCCAGCTGCGCGGCGGACTGCGCCAGCCTCCGCACCTGCGTGAATGCTGGACTGGGGAATACCTCAACCAGGCTATTCAGGCTTTTCATGAAATTTTCATGCGTCTGGCCAGAAACCATCATGATCACCAGATCAGCCTCCCCGCCCGTTCCGGCCAGTTTTTCAGCCAGATACGTGATTGCATTAACCGGGCTGAGATAAGCGCCGTTATCCGTCTGCTGCCCCAGCCCGTAAATCCACGGGTGAGCAGGGATAACGGAACAATTCAAAGCCGCAACAGAATCGCTGAATGCAATCCGAGCCTCACGCCACATTTCCCGGAACCTCCGGCCAGACAGGGGCAGTAACATCAACCCGACTCAATAAGACACGATATTTTCTCCACTGCGTAAGATGGTCAGTCTCTTCTACAGTGGCCATATCAAGTTCAACCGCATCCTGAAGCGTGGCAATCACGTTATTAGCCTGGTTCAGTAGCTCCTGTTTTCTGCTTTGCGCTTCAGCTGCATAATCGACTGGCGCGGCAATAATCTTTCCACCATCAAAAAGAAATGCGCCACCTAATGCTTTCTCGCCCGCAGCGGTAAATTCATCCGGTACATTCTCCGGCGCGACTTCAACGACAACCTGATTAATCGGGAAAATCGCGCTTGCATCATAATAGAAATGGATAATTTCTTTCGTGTCAGGGTTAAATGATATTTTTAGCGTTTCCTGTGAAAGCGTTTTGAGCCACAAATACCAATCATTGCCTTTATCATCTTTCAGGAAAACAATATTCACATCTGGTGATTTTGCAACGTAATATAATTCAAGTTCCTCCGGCGATAGTTTAGCTACCTTCGCCGGGGTGTATTTTCCCCACTTGTCTAATGGATCATATTTTTTAAACACTCCAGACTGCATTGTCATTAAGCCACCCATGCTGTGTACCAGTTTCCGCCGATGTTATATTGAAGAGAACGATATTGTACCGCCGTGTAATTCGTTTTTTGTTGCACAGCAGTAACTACCGTTCCGTTAGGCGCATACGCAAATTCGTTATCATTATTTCCGTTTGTGGCGACGCCTACTGATGCCAGCCTAAGCCCCCCTTGCAGGAAGTTAGCGATAGTCCATGAAGCTGTTGCATAAGGGCTTAAATCTTGCTGTGGTGGCGGATTATTGGATGAATAAACCCTTACCGCGCCTCCCGACTCAAATAAGCCAGATCCAGAAACAATATTGCCACCGGAACCAATCTGGCCTGGAACATTTAAATCGCCGCCTGCGCTAATTGTCGCCAGAAGGGTGCTGTTTAGCCATATGGCAAAACCTTTTGCTTTTGTACTAGGACCACGAGTGAGGCCCATTACCATCGAATCTGAATACCAGTGGAACTGTGCTCCAGAGACAATACTGCCATCTCCGCCTTGAGCACTGACAAGACGAGCCTCGTTATTTTCGTTTGGAATCGTCGCCACGCTCCCGAATCTGAAAGAGCCGGAATAGTCACCCCCGCTGGCTATAACTATCTGCTGCCAACTCGCCCAAGTACCATTGTCAGCATTGAAAGTGCGATATTTGATTCGCCTTCCCCCGTCTGCATAGCTCACAGCATACTGCACCCGGTAGCCGTCGCCACCCAGCCCACCCACATCAAGAATCGTTGCCTCATAGCCTGGTGAATTTTTAGCATTGGAGTAGCAAAAACTAACCGAATTAGCTGGCAAATTGTTTGCATCATCGAGAGCCGTTCCGGCCCTTGCAGCTATAGTCCGTAACGCCAGCGCTCCGCCGTTAACCAGCACGCGCCCGGGCGTGGTATCGTCACGGCTTTCCTGAACGTCTTTTATAGCCGCAGTCCCCAGGCTTGTTTCTAGTTTAGTGATATTATCGCTGACGGTTTTTACTGCTTTCGGTGTGGCAGCAAGGGTTTCAGAGTCGCTGTCAGTGGCGCTGCTTAACTGCGTAAATCCCCTGGCGGATGTTGATGCATCAGGATGATTACGAGATTGCTCATGTTTTTTCAGTGCGTCACTGGCGGCCTGATCATCAAGCGTTCCTTTTGGGCGCAGATCGGTAATATTGCCGCTGGCATCAATACTGGCCACTGCAAATACAAAGTGCTGTACACCATCACGCACATAATCCGCAAGGGCATCGGCAACGGTGATTTTACTTTCCACCGTCCAGGCGCTTGTCAGTGTCCCCGTCCATGCAACATCCAGCCAGACCTTTACCGGCTTGTTTGTCACGACAATATTTTGGCTGGCTCCCAGCTGTGTACGCAGACCGCGAACATACCCCACCCCGGGTGTTACAAAATACTGTGAACCAGTTTTACCGACCAGATAACCGTCACCGAAAAATGCCGCCGCGCCGTAAATGTCGATATTTTCCAGGCGCTGGCGTTCATCCATCCCGGCCATACGGGCAGTGAAGTCAATCTGCCAGGTTTCCGCTGGCGTGTTGATTCCTGTTTCAGTCTGTGCGCCGTTAAACTCCATTAAAAACGAACGGGTAAGCACGTTCCCCTGCTGGCCATCTTTCGTTTTCAGCTTTTGCTGTAATGGTGCGTGCACAATCATGGCCAGCGTGTTGCTTGCCTTGTTAATCAGGCCAATCCAGTTAAATGAAAAGTCGCCCACGTCAGCACCCAGTACAACGGAGTGCACCACAGCATTTTCATTTACAACGCCCTTACGGCTTACCGCCTGGCGGTGAACAATTTGCGCATCTGGCGGCAGTGTTTCATTACGATCAACTGGCTTAGTTGCATCCAGCCCCGGCACGTTGGCAAAAACAAATTCATCCAGCAAAACGGACTCACCCGTTATCGCCTGGCTGGCTTTCCACTGCTCAAAGGCAAGTGTGATAGCAGTATGTGACATAAATTCTCCCTATAAACTCGCGCTAAACATTGCGCCGCTGACGTCCGTACTGTTCATGCGTGCCGGATAAACCACGTATTCCCCCTGATCCCATCCCGCCCGGATGGCCAGGCTTTCAGATGTGATCACTTCAAACTGATAGCGGCGGCAGGTTCGTCCGTACTGCCGGATTATCTGAATCATCAGCTGCGTGTTGTCTGCTATCTGGCTATCCGTGACGCGCACCAGGATCACGTCCCAGTCAATGTCCGGCTGGCGTTCAACCAGCTCCACGTAACCAATCCCCAGCCGCTCGAAAATGTTAATAAATCCCTCAACCGAACCTGCATCACGCGCATTGATAAAGGCATAGGCCACACGCTTGCGAAAGAGGCTTAACGGTTCACCGCTAAAGCGGGTAATGTCCCTGTCATAAGCGATTAAATTAAGAACCGGCTCAATACAGGTCAGCGGATCAAACTGCCGCAGCGGCCATGTTATCCAGTCGTACACTTCCGCCCAGAATGTCCGCGCGGTCTTTAGCAATTTCAGCGGCTCGCCCTTATTCATCCAGGACGGCAGCGCCATGCTGGCCAGCTTTTTCAGAAAATCAGTCATCTTGCAAAACCACCGTTAAAGAGTTGAGGCGCGGTACATCCAGATCGCTCGTAATATCTTTCAGTGAAAACTCAACCGAATCCGCATCAGAGAAGGTTTTATGAATCTCCCGCCCCAGCTGGGAGAATGAAAACCGGGAATAAGGCCACGTCTTTTTCACGTCGTAATCCGTGTTTTCCCTGAAAGCACAGCGGATCAGGTTTTCAATCCCTTTTTTCAGCATGTCCTGCTGTTCCGGCTCAAGGTTGCCCAGGCTCCTGACGTAAACCGTAACGCTCAGATCGTGCCGGGTTTCCGGCATGGCAAAACACTGCATATCATCCCCGTGGCCGTGGTGGCCTTGCGTGTTGATATAGTCATTTACCGCATCAATAAACGGCTCGGACGTTACCCCGCTATCCAGCAATAAATACGCGTTCGCCGTACCTGGCCCACGCGGCGCATCGTGAAGAAAGAAGATGCGATCAATACTCAGCCCTGCCACATTGGCAATCATCGAACGGTAAACTGCATCCGTGTGGTAGTTCCCCACCAGGTTGAACTGATTGCGGCAACGCTCACGCAGTTCATCATCGCTTTCCTCATCCGCGCCCGGTACTGTCAGCCAGTCCTCTTCACTGGCCACATGGCTGATGCCATCCACGGCCACGGGCAAAATGCGAAAATAACCCGGCGCGAGGTTGTACGCGCCGCCTGTTCCCGTAGCTTTGACGGCAAGCAAAGCGCTGGCAGTGCCGGATGGGATCACCACATCAGCTACGGTTGCCACGGCGTAAATTTTGCCGTTAATCCTTTCAGTCTGAATAACCGTCCCGGCCTTCACGGTGACGGACTGGTTTACATCCTCTTTGTAGAATCGGATCACCCCTTCCGCCGCGCTGGCGGGTTTAGCCGTAACGTTCACCGCCCATGCCAACAGGCGCAGCATCTGCCCACCCGCCGTAGCCACAAACATATTGACCATGACTACCGAAACCAGCGCATCCTTCAGCCACATCACTGGTGCGGTCACAATGGCAGTAATGAGCCGCCAGAACGGAGACATGCGCGACGTGTTAGTAATGAGCCCTTCCTGCGCGGCGATGGCATTGAAACGGGTGCGCACAGCCTCTTCAGTCACGGGCATCCCGCTGGACTTCACCACCTCTTCAAAATCTACCTGCGGTTTTTCCGTCATAGCTCCACCTGTGCCGATATTCCGCCAAAGTCATACGTGCTCGCCGTTACCCATAAACGTTTCTGGCTTTCTTCACTCACTTCCACCGTACCCGGCACAATGCGTTCATCCTCTTCAATCAGCAGCTCCAGCTGCGTGAAGATATCCGCGCGTAAAGTCGTGCTACGTTCGCCAACCAGCTGCGTGGCCAGACCGCTTTCCAGAATGCAGTGAATAATGTCCTGCCCGATACTTTTTCGGTTATTACACAACTCAGGCTCTTTTCCGGTATTCAGCACGAAATTACCGTTTTCAATCAGCAGATCGATGTAAAGCAAATCACTCATGGGTTTAGCTCCTGCCACTCCTGCAATTGTCCCGGTGAAAGCGTCTCTTTCGGATAAATATTTACCGTTCCAATTTTCCGGCTGTTGTCCGTCACAGATTTAGTATTACTGCTTATGGTTTTACTGATTCCGCCTCGCTCAATCCCTTTAAGCTCGCCTCCCGTTAAAAGAGCATTAGGAGAAATTACAGAAGGCAGCTCAGGCAATAATGTATTTTGCGTTAACTGTTGCGCTTCAGTACCTAAAGAAATATTCACGCCGGGAATTTTATTTAATTTCCCAACAATCCATCCCCACGACTTCTGAAAGCTTCCTTTAATGGTTTTCCAGACATTATCAAACATCGTGATAATACCGCTGGCCATTCCGCTTAATGCCTCAGAAGGTGAAAAACCTTTGAGTAACGCAATGAAATTATCCCATCCCTCACTGATATACTGCCAGACGCTGGAAAATATCCCCCCCA